GAATTGATTAATTGAGAAACTTCCTTAATACCCTTCGCTATAGTATTAAGAAGATCAAGCACTTTGAACAAACCTAATTTTTTTGCAATATTAAGAATAGCGTTTTGTAATGCTTGAGCCATAAGGTTTCGGAAAGAATTGGCTAAACTTGAAGTTAAATCTAAAATTTCTTTGAGAAGATCGAAATTGATCCCTAAACAAGGAAGTGCTAAAGAACTGCCTGTAGGATCAACACTATTAATCATTTTTAATATATTAGATTTTGACGATTTGTCTATCGAAACAATCGTTGGTATCTTAGCGAAAGACATTCCCTTTTCAACATCTTTAGTCACTACACCACCGGTTGTATTCTTAACACTAAAGATGTTCTTTAATCCAGCATCAATATCAGCGATCGATACCTTACCATTGAATAACGCTGTATAAGGATTATAAGGATGCGGTGTTGATGCTTGGGCAGAACTAGGTATACTTCCTGTAGAGTAATCTACTTTGGGAGCTCCGTTTTCCGTTTCGCCTTCGACTATATCGCCTGATTTACCTACACTTCCCATTATCATTGGATATTGATGATCTGAATCTAACCATAATCCAACAACTCTTGAGCCTTTAACTAATCCAACTGGCGCAGTTCCGATCTTACCAATAGCTGCGGATGTTGCTGGTTGCATAATAAGCGCCCAAGGCAAATCATCATCAGGTATGTTGGTCGTATCATCGTGTCTGCCGAACACTCTTACTTGTACGCGACCAGATTCTTTAGGATCCTTTACGTTAACAACGATACCCATCCACCAAGAAATCGATTCTCCGAAATTAATTTCAGTCATTATTGAATGCTTTCCTCGTAACTGCCTTTTAATAATTCCATAATACAAGTGTAACGTGGTTTCTCTTGAAACAATCCGATCCTATGATGTAATCTAGAAACGAGAAAATTACCAGATAACAAAGGATCTAGTTTACCCGCTCCTGTTGTTCCTGTCTTATCAGGTATAGCACAACTAACCATTATTCCAGCCGTCAACACGGTATCTCCGATTACTTTAATTTTCATAGCGTTTTGAGTTAGTTTAGCTATGTACGCTTGTAGATTAGGAGCAGCATCCGAGATGTGCGTTGTAGGTCTTTGTGATATATCAACAGGAATCAACGATTGTGGAGGTATAGGCGAATTAAAGTATTTGTTCTTAAACGCATTAGAGATATCAGAACCACTACCTCCACCATCAGCATAATTCGAATCACTAGTTTGTATTTTGTTAGTTAGATAATTCTGGGTTGTAAAATCCATAGTAGAGATTTTTCTGGGTCCGCCCAATGTTATCTTTTCAATCGAACTGAATTGTTTTGGTACAGTATAAGAAATGATATTGTTATCTGTCCTGTTGAAGATGCTAGTGTTGATCGCGCTAGATTGTTGGAAATCTTTAGTTACGCTTTGACTGAATAAAGATTCGATAGTTACGAAATTAAATTGTTGTAATTCAGCTGGTCGATTCTCAAAGAAAATATAAGAAGAAGATTTGTTATTCTCAGAAACAGAACGCGCTTTAACTAGATTAATTGCTTCATATGGATTCTTATGAGGTATCAATACCTTTTGTGGACCTTGAGTGTCTTCAACGATCAATTCTTTTTGACTGTTAAGATAATTCTTATGTAAGTCTTTAATCATATCAGAACAAAGAGCGTTATAACTCTTTTGTACGTAATTCGTTTTGGCGTACATAGCTTCTTCTGATACGCACATCAACAAGTATTGCTTACTCTTTTGTTGACCCGATGTCACTTGTAGATCAGCTAGCTTATGTAAAGCAAAGTAATAAGTTGCCCTTACGCTGCCCAAAACGTATATCGTTATAACGACCACTTCATCGCCCGATATCTTTAACGTGCCTAACAAATCTTTTGTATCAAGAACTGTTATGTCGCAAACGATTCCGGGTGTGAAGATGCTTTCATATATTGACATCGAAACAAATGATTGAGAAAGGTCTAACAATCCTCTAGAAGAGGTTATCTGTAACGATTCTACAATGACGTCGCCTAATTGATAACTTTGAACCATATTATAAAATCTTCTTTAAATCGCTTACTAATTGACTAGAATAACGTTTGTCCATAATACGAATTGACTTGTTCTGTTCGTTCAATTCGTTTTCATAATCATAATACGTAACAGGAGACCAATAAGACAATTCGATTGTTGGTATCACATTAGTCAAAAGATTGACGGCAGTGAAAGAAACGTTATGTTTAGATTCTCTGCCTATTAGATAACAACTACCTAAGATTGAACCGGTAACAACTCCATTAACGTGTTGTATTATAATTTGATTGGTTCCGGAATAAGTGACTTGTCCGTAACCAGAATAAACGTTATTGAAGTAAACATCAACGATTTCATCAACGGCGAATTGAGAAGCTGTCGTATTGACTGTATAATTAACAATACTATTCGTTTGCATTGTCCAGTCTTTTCTCAATCGAACGTAATTGAGAGGAACAGTTCCGTAGACATCATTACCGTAATTAGGTTCGTAGTACTTTTGTAATGAAGGATCTAATGTGTCGTATTGAGATGTAGAGATGCTATCTGGATTGGCGTACCAATTATTTCTATAGAAACTAGTTTTGTTTTGAGCATTAATCGTAGATCCATACTTTTTTGTTAGATATTGATCAAACGTCAATTGATCCATATACCAACCATAGTAGGGATCATTCGTTTTGTTAGAGAAATAGAGAATCCAAGACATATAGGGATCATCATAATAACGACTGGCTACATTGTCAGGTCTTTCTCCTGCCACAACATCATAAGAGTAGTAGAGATAAGGGTTTTGATACACCTTATTGAGTAGCGTTGCTCTTTCTGTTATGTTGACGCAAATGTTGTTACCATACGCTATTGTAGGGAATTTGCTGAAATAAGTTTCTGACATTAGCTTATGTTACCTCCTGTAACATCAAGATAATCAAACCCGCTCCACAATTCAATTTCTTTGATGTTCATAGTGATTTCTATTGCGGCAGAAGCACTAGTACCTCTGAAAAATGCGGGAGAATTACCAGCATTGTAATTAACATTGAAGCTTTCGATTACAGCTTTTTTAAATTGGAAAAGATGTTCTGATTTGTCTGGAGTGTTGATTGCAATGTCTACAATGCTTGGATACTTATAAAACAAACCAGGGCTTTCCGTCAATTCTGGTAAAGTGTTTCTTTGAAATTTCTTAATAATTTCTTTAACAGTTAACGATTCTTGTTCGCTTCTCGGAAAAAGTTTCCAACTGAAGTTATAAGATCTAAATTCAGGAGAATCAAACAAAACAGCCAAGAAAGGATTGATTGATAAGCCAGTCAGCGCGCTAGCTCCTCCGCGAATTTGATCTATTGAAGTAGAAGTGCCAAGTGCTTTTGCCGCTGTACCCAAAGCTTCTCCAATACCATTAATTGCAGCTGATGTACCTACGCCTTTAGCAATATCAGTTATTGCCCCTGTAATCGTACGATCGCCTGATATTAAACCAGAACCCGCTCCGACCGCTGCTCCTACAGCCGAACCTAATTTTTCTTGATTATAATGAACCTTTGTATCCACTGATAGTCTAGCCGGTATAGGCAATTTGATGCCTTCCTTAAATATTGGGGTTGGTGTTGCATATATAGAACGTTTCACGTAATCAGAAAATTTAAATGCAATGTAATAATTATTTGATGTTTTATCCAAAAGATCGTTCGGAAAAGCAATATCGACAGTATTAGTTTTGCTTCCAGAATTTAGTTTAGATATATCATTTAATGCGGTGTAACCTCCGTATACAGCTAAACCTGTTTTCGCAGCTGCGCCTAGATAAGTTGCGCCCTTTACAACCCCAGCTAATTTCGAAATAGTGCCAGACATTTTCTTACCTTTGTTATAAATACAGTTTACCTCTATTTATTAAAGATAACCAATGGCTATACAAGGATACTTCAAACCAAAGAACCCTCATAAGTACAAGGGTAATCCAACAAACATTGTTTACCGTTCCTCTTACGAATTGAAACTAATGATTAGATTGGACAATCATCAGGACGTAGTGTGGTGGGGATCTGAAGAACAGATCATACCATACAGATCGCCTGTCGATAATCGAATACACCGTTATTTTCCAGATTTCGTAGCTAGTGTTCGAACTAAAGACGGTAAAACAGAAACGATAATGATTGAAGTGAAACCAAAATCACAAACGAAAGAACCGGAAAGAAAATCAAAACCGGAAAGAAGATATATCCAAGAAGTGTTAACGTATGGCGTTAATCAAGCTAAATGGAAAGCGGCAAAAGAGTTTTGTGCCGATAGAGGTTGGAAATTTTGTATTTTCACAGAAGACGAATTAGGAATTAAATTCTAGTATGACAAGCTATATTTTTCAACAGTTAGCTAATAAAGGTAAAGCCGAAGGAATTGACGATTCGATTCGTCAAAGAGATGCTCGCACTTGGTACCGTCAAGCGGCTCAACAAGTGAAAGGCGTCAATACATCTAGAATGATGGGACCTAAAGCAGATCTTAAAGCTAAGATTCAAACAGCAGACATAGGTTCTATGGTGATGTTCTTTTACGATCCAAAACATAAAGAAACATTACCTTATTACGACACATTCCCTTTGATCTTCATTGTTGATATGACAACGGATGGTTTCGTTGGTATCAACCTTCATTACTTACCTCCATTGTTAAGAGCCAAGTTGATGGACGCTCTGTATTCGACTGCTAGCGATCAGAAGTACAACGAATCGACTAAGCTTGGAATTTCTTACAGATTGTTATCTTCGGCTTCTAGGTATAAATATTTCAAGCCTTGTTACAAACGATACCTTTGGTCGCACGTCAGAAGTAGTTTCCTTTTCGTTTACCCTAGAATGTGGGACGCTGCATTGATGCTTCCTACAGCAAGATTTCAGAAAGCAACAACAGCCACGGTTTGGAAAGATTCGAAGGAAATAGCAAATGCCTAGTCAGGGATTCAAGATATCGGATTTCAAAAGTAACATACAGAACAATGGAGTTCTGCAAACTAATAAGTTCTTGGTTGAGATCGGAGACTTCAATCGTAATCTATCAAACCAACAAATCGGAACAGGTACGATTTCGGAATTAATGAAGTTCAGAGCCGAAAGCGTTAACATACCAGGCGTCAGCTTAGACACATTATCAACAAGACGTTATGGTATCGGTCCAACACAGAAAATTGCGCAAGGAGTTAATTTTCCTGACATTTCGATTTCGTTCATCGATGATGCTAAGAATAGTGTTTGGAAGTACTTGTATGGTTGGTTGAATTACATCTATCAATTCACCGGTAGTTCAAACAAACCTGCTTACACGTTAAAATGGAAAGAAGAATACGTCGTTGATATCATTATACACGTTTACAACGTTGAAGGAAAAGAAGTAACTACAATCAAATTGAAAGAAGCTTTTCCTACGAATCTTAATGATATTGGGTTGAGTTGGTCTGAAACAAACAATTTGCTTAGAACAACAGCTTCATTCTCTTACACCGAATGGGAAGAAGTAAATATAGCTTCGCAAATAACTCCTGATAATATTGTCAAAGTTTCGCCTCCAACGCCACAATCCTTTACGACTCCAGCCCCTCAGACTCCGCCTACTTTACCGTTGCCTCTTAACGATTCAGTTTTTTCGAAAAACCCAGATAGTTCTTACGTTGGACCGGTTTTACCGCCATAATTTTAAAATTGGAGATTTTACATTATGTTACCAAAGATTAAACACCCTATATTCGAATTCGTAGTCCCTTCAACTAAAAAGAAAGAATTGTTTCGACCTTTTCTAACCAAAGAAGAAAAGATTTTTTTGATAGCCAAAACGAGCGAAGATCGATCTGAAATGTTGAGAGCTATCAAACAAGTTGTTAACAATTGTTCAATTAACGATTCGTTTGACATCGACAATCTTACGTTATTCGATCTTGAATACCTTTTCTTACAGATTAGAGCCGTCTCAATCAACAACATCGTAAAGGTGTCTTATAGAGATAATGAAGACAATCAGGTGTATGATTTTGAAATCGATTTGACTAAGGTTCAAGTAACGTTTCCGGAAAAGATCGAACGTAAGATAATGGTTGATGAAAGCGTCGGGATCCTTATGAAGTATCCTTCGGCGTCCTTAATGGATGATAAACAATTTTTAGTTTCCGGCGAAAATATGTTATTCGAATTGATCATCAGATGTGTTGATAAGATCTTCGATCAGGAAGAGGTGTATGACGTAGAGAATTACACCAAAGAACAATTAGAAGAATTTTTAGACGGATGCGGCGTTGGCGTTTTTGAAAAGATTCAACAATTCGTCAACAACACACCTAAGATTAGATACGAGTTGAATTACACGAATAAGATGGGGAACGAACGAAAGATTGTATTGGATTCGTTAACAGATTTTTTTACATTGGATTGAGCCATAATACACTAGAGAATTATTATGTCTCAATCTTTTCATTGGTTCAACATCATAAATACAGCATTACAGAACTTGAAGAATTAATCCCTTTCGAGCGTGATCTCTATATGGAAATGTTACTCAATTATTTGAGGGATTTGGAAGAACAGAGGAAACGCGCTAATAATGGCTAGATTCGACACACCAGAAGAACCACCAGTAACCGATACTGTTACGAACGATAACCAACAATCGAATGGTTCAGACAATTCGATTCAAAATAAGATTTTGGAAAGCCAACTCCAGAAACAGGACGAACATTGGGTGAGAGCCTATTGGAGACCTGCTATGGGTTGGCTTTAT